GGAGCCAAAGGGCCGAGAGAATGGCCGGAAAAACCAAGGGATCGCTACAGCACATCGAGCAAAGTCTGCCTAATCAACCAGTCCGCATAACTCTGCAACCTGTTCCTGTTGCCGGCTACGGAGGCGCAGTTGTTCGCGGCCCCAAAGCGCGTTTACGACACCATGGAGGAATTGGTACAGGACGGCTGGACCATCGACTGATCCACGCGCTCGCAAGCCTCAATCCCAGAAGTCCAAAGAAAAGAGGAGGAAAGCGTGATCGAGATGACCCGCAGGCTGGCCCGGCAACTCCGCGCTGTCCTGCGCAAGGCGGTGCCCCAGGGGGCCGGGCGCGTGCCCCGGCCCCCGCTCGTAGTGCACGCCGACCAGGAGGGGCTGCGCGTGCGCGCCCATCAGCTCGACATCGCCGTCGAGTATTACCAGCCCGGCTCCCGTCCGGTAGAGACCCTCGCGTTGCCTGGTCAGAGCCTGGACGACTTGGAAGGAGCGCGGGATACCGCGGTGCGGTTGGCGAAGAATGGCGACGACCGGGTGCAGGCGCAGTGGGACGATGGTGGTGTGCCCCAGGTCCGCGACTACCATGCCCTCGACCGGGCCAACCTGCCGCCGTTTCCGGAGGCTCCGCAGAACCTGGTCGCCATGGAGCCCGGCTTCCTCACGGCCTTGCACGAGACCAGTCGGACGGCGGCGCCCGCGAGCGTGCGTTTCGCGGTGCACAAGGTGCAACTTCGCGGTGGCAAAGGGGAGGTGATCGGCACGGACGGCCGGCAGTTGTTGATCCAGGGAGGATTCACCTTTCCGTGGAAGGAACCTCTGCTTGTTCCTGCGACGACCGCCTTCGCCTGCCCGGAACTGCCACGCGATGCGCCGGTTACGGTCGGCAGCACGGACACGCACGTCTGCGTGCGGGTGGGATCGTGGACGTTCCACCTGACCATCGACCGGGAGAGCCGCTTCCCCCAGGTGGACCGCGTCATCCCGCCCATGGCCGGTGTGCTCACCACCTGCCGCTTGTCCTCCGAAAACCGCAAGGATGCCTTAATGGTGTGGTCAAGGCGAAGCGACCATTTCGGCTTAATCCTTCCGCTCGATTGCAAGATCGGTACCGCACGAGTCCCATCGGCGGTCCGTTAACTGGTTTGTTCCAGGTTCGAGTCCCGCTCGGGGAGCTGAACGAGGCGGCAGCGAAGAAGACGGCCAGACGAGTTACCAGAGAACCCCGGTGGGGCATCCCACCGGGGTTTTTCTATTTCCCTATACGACAAGGGGGTTTGCGCCGCCTCCCGCTCCCCCGGTGCGCTCTCGGGTTCGCGGGAGAGCATGCGGGGTGCGGGCGTAACCCTATGGGTTACGCCCGCACCCCGAACGTCTCGCCTACGAACTCTCAGAGTCTCTCTACAACGCGCCCAAACCAGTTACCAGTACCGTCTCGCTCGCACCCCGCGCGTGATCGCGAACTCGGCCCGCGTAAGTAACAGATAGCGAGATCCCGTTCCCTGCCAGACAGCGTTCCGGTCGCCGGGCGAAGGCCGCTGTGGGCTGCTCCAGCCACGGAGATGTCCCATGCGACCCGACCACGACCTGGCCGTCCTCTCTCCGCAACAGCGCGCCCGCGCCGTCGCCCGCATCCTCGCCGCCGGCCTGCTGCGGTTGCCCTCCTGCTTGCCCTCTCCGGCCCCGGCGGGTGGCCCGGCCACTCCGGAAATTTCTCCCGAATCTGTCGCGAATTGCCTTGAGCTTCCCGAAGAAACGAGGCTCAGTGTCCAAGGCGGTTAACGCCCGGAGATACACCGAGAGAGGGGAAAAAAGCATGCAACTGAACGTCGCGAAAGAGGTGGCTGCTATGCAGCGGCTGACCATCGGCGAGCTACGGCGGCGCTACGCCGAGGCCTTCGGCGAGCAGCCGACCACCAAGAACCGGCCCTGGCTCGTCAAGCGGATCGCCTGGCGCCTCCAGGCCCTGGCCGAGGGCGACCTGTCCGAGAGGGCCCGCCAGCGCGCCGCCGAGCTGGCCAACGACGCCGACCTGCGCACCAGCACCCCCCGGGTCGCGGTAGCGGAGCCCGCCCCCGAGCGGACGGCGGTGAAGGCCGTCCGCTTCCAGGCGGACGAGCGGCTGCCGCCGCCCGGCAGCATCCTGACCCGCCGGTACAAGGGGGAGGAACTGCGGGTGCAGGTGCTGGCCGAGGGCTTCGCCTTCGAGGGCCAGGTCTACGCCTCGCTCAGCGCCGTGGCCAAGGCCATCACCGGCTCGCACTGCAACGGCTTCCTGTTCTTCAACCTCAACCGCCAAGGAGCTTCCCGATGACCAACAAACAACCCCAGAGACCCCGGGCCAGCGTGCAACTGGTGCGCTGTGCGGTGTACACGCGCAAGAGCACGGAGGAGGGCCTGGAGCAGGAGTTCAACAGCCTCGACGCCCAGCGCGAGGCCGGCGAGGCGTTCGTCAAGAGCCAGCAGCACGAGGGCTGGACCTGCCTGCCGGAGCGCTACGACGACGGCGGCTTCACCGGCGGCAACATGGACCGCCCCGCCCTGCGGCGCCTCATGGCCGGCATCGAGGCCGGGCGGGTGGACTGCGTGGTCGTCTACAAGGTGGACCGCCTCAGCCGCAGCCTGCTCGACTTTGCCCGCATGATGGCGACCTTCGACCAGCACCGCGTCGCCTTCGTGTCCGTCACCCAGCAGTTCAACACCGCCACCAGCATGGGCCGGCTGGTCTTGAACGTGCTCTTGTCCTTCGCCCAGTTCGAGCGGGAGATCATCTCCGAGCGGACGCGGGACAAGATCGCGGCCACGCGCCGCAAGGGCAAGTGGGCGGGCGGCGCCCCCATCCTGGGCTACGACGTGGACCCGCAGGGCTACCGCCTGACGGTCAACCCCGACGAGCCCGTCAAGGTGCGGGCCATCTTCGAGCTGTACTTGCAGCACGAGGCCATGTTGCCCGTCGTCAAGGAGCTGGAGGCGCGCGGCTGGGCGAACAAGCGCTGGGTGACGCGGGCGGGGCGGGAGAAGGGCGGCCGGCCCTTCACCAAGACGAGCCTGCACCGGCTGCTGACCAACGTCGCCTACGCCGGCAAGGTGCGTTACAAGGACGAGGTCCACGCCGGCGAACACCCGGCCATCGTGGACCCCGCCGTCTGGCAGAAGGCGCAGGCCCTGCTCCGCCGTAACGGCTGCACCGGCGGCGCCCCGGTCCGCAACCGGTTCGGCGCCCTGCTCAAGGGGATTCTCCGGTGCGTCCCCTGCGACTGTGCCATGACGCCCAGCCACACCACCAAGGGGGTGAAGCGCTACCGCTACTACACCTGCACCCAGGCCCAGAAGCGCGGCTGGGACGCCTGCCCCTCCAAGTCGACCCCCGCGGGCGAGATCGAGCAGTTCGTGGTCGAGCAGCTCCGGTGCATCGGCCGCGACCCGGCCCTGCGGCAGGAGGTGCTGGCCCAGGCCCGCGCTCAGGACGAGGCCCGCACGGCGGAGCTGGAGGCGGAGCAGCGGGGGCTGGACCGGGATCTGGCCGCCTGGCAGGCGGAGGTCCGTAAGCTGTCGGGCCAGCTCCGGCCGGGGGACGACAACGGCACGGTGATCGCCCGCCTGGCCGACCTGCACGAGCGGATCGGGCTGGTCGAGGGCCGCGCCCGCAAAGTGCGCGAGCAGATCCACGCCGTCCGCCATCAGATGCTCGACGCGGACGAGGCGGCCGAGGCGCTGGCCCTCTTCGACCCGGTGTGGGAGACACTCACGCCTCACGAGCAGACGCGGGTGGTGCAGCTCTTGGTCGAGCGCGTGGACTACGACGGGGCTGGGGGCAAGGTGGCCATCACGTTCCACCCGGCGGGGATCAAGACGCTCGCCGACGAACTTGCCAACCAGGCCCGAGGGAGGAGCGCATGAGCGAATCCTTGACGATCCAGCGGGAGGTCCACTTCGGCCGCCAGGCCCGAGGTCGCAAAGAACTGGAACCCGGGCCGGCGCCGCCGGTGGCGGAGCCGGGGCGGGTGCCGCGGGTGTCCCGGCTGATGGCGCTGGCCCTGCGGCTAGATGGACTGCTGCGGTCCGGGGCGGTCAAGGGCTACGGGGAGCTGGCGCGGCTGGGGCACGTGACGCGGCCGCGGGTCAGCCAGGTGCTGAACCTGCTCAACTTGGCCCCCGATATTCAAGAGGCGCTGCTGTTCTTGCCACGCACGGAGCGCGGGCGGGCGCCGGTCATCCTGGCGCAGCTCCAGCCGATCGCGTCCACGCCCGATTGGCAGAAGCAACGGCGCCTCTGGGCGGAGCTCGCCGGGGACGCCCCGCAAGGTGGCCCATGACCGCCTCTGTCGATTTGGTGCCTTTGCGATGGACAAGGGAAGGCTTATGCATTAACCTGACCTTATCCTTTAACGCTTGTGAATTACCGGCACCCCGGGGCCGCGGGCGATGGGCCACCTCCGTCTCGATTCCCTCCCTGATACGGCACCCTGGCGGCGCGTCGTCGGCCTGCTGGCCGAAGGCGCCGCCGCCGCCGCCGTCGCCCGGGCCACGACTGAGGCCGCCCTCCGCGGCCTGGCCCTGGCCCACGGGGACGAGGGCCTGGTTTACAGCTTCTGGCTGCTCGCCCACGTTGTCCAGGCCGCCCACCAGCCGGACTTCGCGGCCGCCCTGGGCGACGCGGGCCTGCACGTCGGCGCGGACCCCGACCTCTTCAAGTTGGCCGCCGGCTTCAGCGACGCCGTGGACCGCCGCCTCCACAGGACGCACGGCCGGACCGACCTGGGCGAGATGGCCCAGCTCGCGGCGGTCGAGTCCCTGACCGAACTGCTCAGCCTACGCGCCGCCAGCCTGTTCGGCACGACGGCGGTGGAGGTGAAGCAGGCCGCCCGCGCGCTCTCGACCGAGCGGGGCTTCGCCGCCCTCGGCCACGCCTTCTTCGCCCGCTTCGCCCGGCGCTTCCTCACCTACCACCTGGGGCGCGAGCTGTCCAACCACGTCGGCGCCAACGGCCGGTTCGAGGCACCCGAGGACCACGACACGTTCCTCGACCAGCTGACGCTCCACTGCCAGCAGGCCGCCCTGATCGTGCAGACCTTCGCCGGCGAGTGGTACGTCAAGCACCGCTACCACGACGACCTGACGCCGGCCAAGGCCAAGGGTTTCACCAGCCACGCGCTGACCAAGCTGAGTGACGAGTTGAGGATCCGGGGGGAGCGTGATGGCTGACCGCGGCCCCCCGCCCCGCGGGCCGGCCAACGAGTACCTGGTGCTGTGCGGCTCGGCCCCCCTGACCTGCCGTTCGCAATTCTGGCGGGGCCGGAGCCCCCTCCGGCTGTGCCTGGGCCGGGGCGCGGGCCAGGTGCGCCTGCGCATCGACCACCTCACCAAGGCGACCTGCGCCCGCGCCCCGGATGTCGCCGTTGACCTGGTCGAGATCGCGGCCTTCGTCTACGCCGCCGACCAGGCCGTCAGCCGCGGCGGGCGGAAGCAGTTTGACTACGGGGCGCGCTGGCGCCGCCGCTTCCGGCTGGAGATCCCGGTCCGCTGCCCCGGCGTCTGGGGCCGCCCCGAAGTGAGCGAGACCCTTTCCGAAGCGCTCGGCTTCCTGTCCGACGACGACTACGAGTTCGGCTTCAGCCCGCTGCAGGATCCCCGGCCACTCCAGGGCTACCTGTTCGACCCGGCGGAGGACGCGGACGGGGAAGACCCGCGCGAGGTGTTACTGTTCTCCGGCGGCCTGGACTCCCTGGGCGGCGCCGTCCGCGAGGTCGTGCAGGGCCAGCGCAAGGTGGCGCTGGTCAGCCACCGCCCCGCCAACCACGTCTACAGCCGCCAGCGGGACCTGGTGGAGGCGATCACCCGTCTGCTGCCCGGGGGCCGCCCGCGGCCGCTGCATGTCGCGGTCGAGGTGAACAAGGGCAAGCGCCTGGACCAGGAGTTCAGCCAGCGGACCCGCTCCTTCCTGTTCGCTGCGATGGCGGCCGCGGTGGCGCGCGTCTTCCGCCTGCCGGGGATCCGGTTCTACGAGAACGGGGTGGTCAGCCTGAACCTGCCGATCAGCCCCCAGGTGCTGGGCGGCCGGGCCAGCCGGACCACGCACCCGCGCACCCTGGACGGCTTCCGCCGCCTGTTCACCGCCCTGTTCGGGGATCCCTTCGCGGTGGACAACCCGTACCTGTGGAAGACCAAGGCCGAGGTGCTGGCCGAGCTCCACGCCGCGGGCCACGGGGCGCTGTGCGCCCGCACGAGCAGCTGCGCCCACACGCGGGAGATCACGACGGCCTGCCCGCACTGCGGCCGCTGCTCGCAGTGCCTGGACCGGCGCCTGACGGCCCTGGCGGCGCGGCTGGGCCCCGAAGAGGATCCGCCGCAGGGGTATGCCTCCGACGTGCTGCTGGCCCCGCGCGAGGGGGCCGACCTGACCCTGATCGAGCGCTACGCCGGCACCGCCCGCCGGGTCCACCGCCTGCAGAACGCGACCCAATTGCTGGCGCTCTTCCCCGAGGTGGCCCGCGCCCTCGGCCACGTCGGCCAGCCGGCGGCCCAGGCGGCGGAGGCGATCTTCCAGCTGTACCAGCGGCACGCGCGGCAGGTGTGCCAGGCCCTCGCCGAGGCGGTCACGCAGCATGCCGGGAGCCTGGTGCTGCACGAGTACCCGCCCAACTGCCTGGTGGCCATCGCCTGCGGAAGTCGGGCCCGGCCGGCGCCTGGCCCCCTGCCGGCCCTGGGTGCCGGAGCCGCGGCCCGGCCGGCGCCTCCCCAGCTGGCGTTGGACGCGGACCACTTCGAGGCCCGTTGGGGCGACAAGCGCTGTTTCCTGGGGAACACCTACGAGTTCAAGCTACTGGCGCGTCTGAGCAACCGCCCCGGGGCGTACGTCGCGGTGAACGCCCTGCGCGACGACGTCTGGCGGAACGAGGACACGGAGAAGAACACCATCCAGCGGACCGTCAGCAACCTGCGGCGGCTGCGGGACGCCCGGATCGACGAGGTCCAGATCGACGGCAAGCAGAAGGACAGCTACCGCCTCGTGCTGCCCGGGGACGCCTCCCGCAATTCAGCGTAATTTCAGCGCCAACTCCAACGGCATTTCAGCACTCCTGGTGAGACTGGACTTACACGGCCCGCCGTGGCGGCGGTCCACCGGTAACAGACCAGGAGAGCATCATGCACACAGCCGCGAACCCTTCCGTCAAACCCCAGCGGCGCCAGGCCACGACACCAGTGGCCTCGGCGACGAAGCACTCCCTCTCGCGGGACGGGCAGCGCCTCGTCGAGTTGATGCAGGAGATTAACTTCGGCCGCATCGAGGGGCTGGCCGTCGCCAACGGCGAGCCGGTCTTCGACCCGCCCCCGCGCGTCGTCCGCGAGATCAAGCTCGGCGGCGAGAACGGCCCGCGGCCCGAGCGGGCCGCCCCGGACTTCGCCCTCAAGGGCCAGCTGGCCGAGCTGTTCCAGCACCTGGGGCGGCTGGGCGACGGCACCGTCGACGTGCTCCAGGTCAAGAACGGCCTGCCGTTCCTGCTGGTCGTCTCGGGGCTCGCCCCCTGAGCCCCGGCCGCGGCACCGCGTAGTCCCCGAAACCAGATCCCCGTCACCAGACATGTAGCCGGCCGCCGGGCGGAGGCACGTGTGGGCGACGCCGCACCAGGCGTTCCTCGCACGGCCCCCGCCCTGCGGCCGGCCTGCACCACCCCCGCCTGCCGGCGTGGCCCGCGCCCCGTCCCCCGCGGCCGGGAGGAGGTGCCCCGTGGCTTACGATGATCGCGACCACCTGCTTGCGTGCGCCGGCCCCTTGATCCAGAAGAAAGCCAGGCAACTGGCCCGCCGGCGCCCGTTCGCGGGCGAGGAGCCCGAGGACCTGGCGCAGGACCTCATGCTGGAAGTCCTCCGCCGGGCGCCGCGCTTCGACCCCCGCAAGACCTCGGGCGAGCGGTTCGTGCGGCTGGTGGTCCGCAACGCCGCCGCCGACCTGCTGCGCCGCCGCCGGGCCGGCAAGCGCGTGGTCCGCCCCCTGTCGCTGAGCCGCTGGGTCGGCACTGCGGACGGGGGCAGCGAGGCGGCGGGCCTCGTGTCCGAGGCCGACCACCAGGCCCGCCTGGGCACCCGGCCGCGTAGCGCCGCCGAACACGCCCAACTGGCCGCCGACGTCGCCGCCGTGCTGGCCAATCTCCCCCCCGCGCAGCAGGAGCTGGCCCGGCGCCTGCTGTCGCAGTCGCGGGCGGAGGCCGCCCGCGAGTTGGGCGTCACCTGGTCCGCGCTGAATGCGCAGGTCCGGCGGCTCCGGGAGGTTTTTACGGACGCCGGCCTGGATCAGTACCTGCGCGGCCGTCCGTGATGCCGCACGAGCTTCGCGTATGTCTAGGGTAGAGCGCTGTGCCACCCCACTCCCCGAGGAGCCCCCATGACCCGGGAACTTTACCGTTACACGTGCTCCGCGGCGGTGCCGCCGGAGGAGATCGAGGCGTCGCTGGTGCTGGCCCTGCTGGCCGTCGAGAGCCTGCACGGCGAGGCCCAGACGCGCCTGGACGCGGCGCACGCCTTCGACGCCGACCGCCGCGCCTGCGTCATCGACGCCGGTACGGCGGTCGGCCGTGACTTCAACCGCCTGTTCGTCGGCTTCCTGCGCCGCGAGTTCGGCGAAAGCGCGTTCCGCGTCGAGCGCATTACCGCGGCCGGCGCGCTTGAGACCCAAGCGGCCGGGTGAGCGTCAAGATCCTTACCACGAACCCCCAGAGAGGAGCGCGCATCGACATGGCTGACCTGCACGGGCCCGACGCCGACCAGGCGGGTCCGACCGCCGCCCCGACCCCCCTGCCCGCGGGCACGTATGTCGCCGTCCTCACGCACAGCGTGATGAGGCCCAACAAGGCCGGGACCGGCCGCTACCTGCTGCTCACGTTCCGCGTCGTGGAGGGCCCGCACCGGGGCCGGCTGCTGTGGGCCCGGCTCAACCTCGAGCACCCCAACCCCACGGCCGTGCGGATCGCCCGGGCCGAGCTGGCCGCCCTCTGCCGGGCGGCCGGCGTCCTGGCCCCCAACGACTCGGCCGAGCTGCACGACCGGCCCCTGGAAATCCGCGTTGTCTGCAAGAAGCGTCCGGACACCGGCGCGATCGCCAACGAGATCAAGGGCTACGCCAAACAGGAAACGCCCACGGCAGCGCCAGCCCAACCCGAGAGCACCCCGCCGTGGAGGCACCCATGACGTTCGAGGTGGAGCTGCCCTACCCGCCGTCGGTCAACCACTACTGGCGGCGAGTCGGCCCGCGCACCCTGATCAGCCGCGAGGGCCGCCACTTCCGCCAGCGCGTGCTGGCCATCCTCGCGGCCCGCCCCGTCGCGACGCTGGCCGGGCCGCTGGCGGTCGAGATGCAGGTCTACCCGCCCGACCGCCGGCGCCGCGACCTCGACAACTTAACGAAGGCCGTGCTCGACTCGCTGCAGCACGGCGGCGTCTACGGCGACGACAGCCAGGTCGTCCGCCTGCTCGCCGAGAAAGGCCCGCCCGTCGCGGGCGGCAGGACCATCGTCCGCATACGGAACACCTAAATGCTGCACCTGCGACCGTACCAGGAGGCGGCCAAGGCCGCCCTCTACGAGCACCTGCGCGCCCGCGCCGACAACCCCTGCGTGGTCATCCCGACCGCCGGCGGCAAGACCCCGGTCATAGCTTCCACGTGTAAGGATGCCGTCAACCTGTGGCAGGGCCGCGTGCTCATCCTCGCCCACGTCAAAGAGCTGCTGGAGCAGGCTGCCGACAAACTCCGCGCCGTCTGCCCCGAGATCGCCTTCGGCCTGTACTCCGCCGGCCTGCGGCGCCGGGAGAAGGGCCAGCCGGTGATCATCGCCGGCATCCAGTCGGTCTACCGGCGCGCCTGCGAGTTGGGACCCTTCGACCTGATCATCGTGGACGAGGCGCACCTGATCCCGCCCGAGGGCGACGGCATGTACCGGCAGTTCCTCGCCGACGCCAAGGTCGTCAACCCCCACCTCCGTGTGATCGGCTTCACGGCCACGCCGTTCCGCCTGAAGACCGGGACGATCTGCACCCCCGACGGCATCCTGAACGCCGTCTGCTACGAGGTCGGCGTGCGGGAGCTGATGCGCGACGGCTACCTGTGCCCGCTGGTCACACGGGCCGGGCAGGCCAAGGTCGAGACGGCCGGCCTGCACGTGCGCGGCGGGGAGTTCGTCGCCGGGGAGGTCGAGGCGCTGATGGACCAGGACGCCCTGGTCCGGGCCGCCTGCGCCGAGGTCGTGGCCCAGGCGCACGACCGCCACGCCTGCCTGATCTTCGCGGCCGGCGTCGGCCACGGCGAACACGTCGTGCGTGTGCTGGCCGAGCAGCACGGCCTGGAGTGCGGCTTCGTCACAGGCGAGACCCCGGCCGCGGAGCGCGACGGCCTGCTGAAGCGGTTCCGGGAGGGCGGGCTGAAGTACCTGTGCAACGTCAACGTGCTGACCACGGGGTTCGACGCCCCGAACATCGACTGCGTGGCCCTGCTGCGGCCGACGCTGTCGCCGGGGCTGTACTACCAGATGGTCGGCCGCGGCTTCCGGCTGCACCCGGGCAAGCAGGACTGCCTGGTCCTGGACTTCGGCGGCAACGTCCTGCGGCACGGCCCGGTCGATCAACTCCGGGCCAAGGGACGCGGGCCGGGAAACGGTGGCGAGGCGCCGGTGAAGGAGTGCCCGGCGTGCCACGCCGTGATCGCCGCGGGGTACGCCCGCTGCCCGGACTGCGGCCACACCTTCTCCCCGCCCGAGCGGCCGAAGCACGATGCCACCGCCAGCGAGGCCGGCATCCTGTCCGGGCAGGTGACGACCACCATCTACCCCGTGCGTGACGTGCGCTACCGCGTGCACGTCAAGCGCGGGGCCGGGACCGACGCCTCGCGGACGCTGCGGGTGGACTACGAGGTCGGCTGGCAGACGTTCAAGTCGGAATGGGTCTGCTTCGAGCACACCGGCTACGCCCGCCAGAAGGCCGAAGCGTGGTGGCGGCGGCGCTCGACCGCCCCCGTCCCGGACACGGCCCAGCAGGCGCGGTCCATCGCCGCGGCCGGCGGCCTGGCGCCGACCACGTCGGTCACCGTCCGCAGCGTCGCGGGCGAGCCTTACGAGCGCATCATCGACCACGAGATCGGTCCGCTCCCCGAGGGAGGCGGAGCCGCCCAGGGCCAGGACGCCGTCCCCTATGAGGTACCTTGCTGATGGCCGGCGCGACGACGCTCCCCACGACCGACATGCTCTTGGAGGCGGCCCTACGTTACGCGGAGCTAGGCTACCCCGTCTTCCCGTGCCGGCCCGGCGGCAGCCAGCCGCTGACCGAGCACGGCTTCCACGACGCGACCACCGACGCCGCCCAGATCGAGCGCTGGTGGGCGCGGCACGCCGAGGCGAACGTCGCCGTCGCCGCGGGCGGGCTGCTGGTGGTCGATGTGGACCCGCTGTCCGGCGGCGCGGCCAACCCGTGGCTGCACGATGACCCCGACAAGCAACTCGAGCTGGCCGCCGCGCCCACCGCGGTCACGCCGCGGGCGGGCCGCCACCACGTCTTTCGCAAGCCCGCCGGCAAGGCCTGGCGCTGCACGGCCGGGCGGCTGGCCCCCCACGTTGACACCCGGACCGACGGCGGCTACTTCGTGGCCCCGCCCTCGCGGCGGCCTGACGGGGCCTACCAGTGGCTGCCCGGCAGCGAACTGGACGTCCCGCCCGAACGGCTCTCCGAGCCGCCGCCCTGGCTGGCTAAACTCCTCGACCGGCAGGCCAACGACGCGCCGAACCCCGCCGCTCCTTCGGCCGGCGGGGCGAAGGCCAACGCCATCCCGTCGGGGCAGCGCAACAGCACCCTGGCCCAGCTGGCGGGCACCATGCGCCGCGTGGGCATGTCCCAGGCGGAGATGGCCGCGGCCCTGCTCCGGGTCAACGCCGACCGCTGCACCCCGCCGCTGCCGCCGGCCGAGGTGGAGCGCGTCGCCGCCAGCGTCGCCCGCTACGAGCCCGACCAGGTCGCCGTGGCCCTGGCGGAAAACCACTGGGAGCAGATGTACGCGCCGCGACCCGGCGGCGAAGCCGAAGAGAGGGCGGACGAGCACCCCGACCCCGGGCCCATCCCCGAGCCCCTGCTCCACGTCCCCGGCTTCATCGACCAGGTGATGGCCTACACCCTGGAGACCGCTCCCTACCCCGAGCGCGCCCTGGCGTTCGGCGGGGCCCTGGCCCTGCAGGCTGTACTGGCCGGCCGCAAGGTCCGCGACGCGGCCGACAACCGCACCAACCTGTACGTGCTGGCCCTGGCCAACTCCGGGGCCGGCAAGGACCACCCCCGCAAGGTCAACCAGAAGGTCCTCCAGGACGCCGGCCTGACCGACTGCCTGGCCGACACCTTCGCCAGCGGCGAGGGCCTCGAGGACCGCCTGTTCGCGCAGCCGGCGGCCCTGTTCCAAACCGACGAGATCGACGGCCTGATGGGCAAGATCACCCAGGGCAAGGACGCCCGCTATGAGGGGATCATGCACGTGCTGCTGAAGATGTACAGCAGCGCTAACGGCCTGTACCCGATGCGCGTCAAGGCCGACCGGGCCCCGGCGGCCATCGACCAGCCGTGCCTGTGCCTGTTCGGCACGGCCGTCCCCAAGCACTACTACGAGGCGCTATCCTTGAAGATGCTCACCAACGGCTTCTTCGCCCGCATGCTGGTCCTGGAGACGGGCAAGCGCGGACAGGGCCAGGACGCCGTCCTGCGCCCGCTGCCGGAGCCGGTGCGGGCCACGGCGCGGTGGTGGGCGCAGTTCCGACCGGCCGAGAAGGCCGGCAACCTGGCCGACTGGCATCCGGTCCCCCGGATCGTCGAGGCCTTGCCCGAGGCGGCCGAGGCGCTGCGGGTCTTCCGCCAGGAGGCCGACCGGGCCTATTCCCGGGCGGAGGACCGGGGCGACCAGGCGGGCATGGCGATCTGGGCGCGGGCGCACGAGAAGGCGCGGCGGCTGGCGCTGCTCTACGCCTGCAGCGCCGATCACGCCGCCCCGCGCATCGCGGCGGAGGGGGCGCGCTGGGCGTGCGACCTGGTGCGGCACCAGACGCTGCGGATGCTGTTCATGGCCGGCGAGCACGTCAGCGAGAACGACTTCGACGCCCGCTGCAAGCAGCTGGTGGCGACGCTGCGGGCGTGGCGGGGCAAGCACGGTGGCGCCTGGATGCCGTACTGGAAGCTCAGCCGCAAACACCCCTGGAGTGAGCGCGAGCACGAGGAGGTCCGCACGGCGCTGCTCAACCAGCGGCTGATCCAGTACGCCGAGGCGGTCACCGGCGGCCGGCCGAGCAAGCAGTACCGGCTGGCGGCGGCGGACGGGCGATAAGGGGTGCGGAAAGCCCTTCTTGCGCGCGCAAGAAGGGGCGGCAAAAAGGCAAAAAGTGCGCAAAAAGTTAGAAGGAGAAAGATGAAGAGTAATAAAGAGATATATCTTCTTCTCTCTCTTTTTGACTTCTTGCACCCCCACCCCCTCGCGCCACCAAACACGCGCGTAGGCGTGGGCGGGCGCGACCCCGGGCGCAAAAAGTCAAAAAGTCCCTTGGGGGCTGCGTGCGGGGGAAGGCCGCCGTGGTCACCGCTCCCGTGCGGCGGCCCGGGGTAGGCCACCGGAACGCCCACGTCCGCCACGGTGGCGTCCGGGCCGCTGGGGTTGGCCCGTGGGCCGCCAACGCGAAGAGGCCCCGCGTGGGGGCCTCAGGGGCGAGCCGTGGTCGGGGGGTGGGCTACCCGGTGGTGCGGAGGGCGAACTTGCCGCGCTCGGCCTTGACGAAGCGGGCCTGCTCCCCCTTGGCCTGCAGCTCGCGCAAGACGGCGCTGTAAAGTGTGGCCTCGGGCGTCTTGCCGCCGGGGCTGGACCAGTAGCCCTTGGCTGCCATCGCCGCAATCAGCTCCTTGCAGGTCATGGCCTGCCCCTCCTCCCCCAGCACCCGTGCGGCCGCGTCCAGGGCGCTCGCCTTCTTCTGCGTGCCGCCTCCCTCGGTCTGCCGCACCTTCCGCACCTGCTTTGGCTTCGCGGGCGCCGCCGGCGCCGGGGACTGGTCAGTCGCGGACGGGGCCGGGGGCGTCCCGGTCGCCCCCGGCTCGGCGGGGGTCTGCACGGCCTGGGGCTCGTACGTGGCTGCCGTGATCGGCGAGAGCTGCCCGACCTCCGCCTGCGGCTCTGCCGGCGGCCAGCCGTTGGTCGGCTCCGCCGGCATCAGGGCCTCGTCTGCGAGGGCCTGCGCGGCCGCGACCTGTTCCGGTTCGGGCGGCACCGTCGCCTGCGGCGTCTCGGCCTGGGCCTCCTCGGCGTGCGCGGCCTCCGTTGGGGCGGTCGGCGCCGGGGTCAGCGCGGGGGGCGTGCCCTCGACGAGTGTGGCGTCGGCTTCCGCTGCCTTGGCGGTCCGGGTCCGCTTGGCCTTCGTCGCCGTGGTCGTCGCCTTGCGGTTCTTCTTACTGCTCATGGTGGGCCTCCTTCGGTGTGGGTCGATGGGGCTGGCTGCCATCGTCAGGCGGCGGGGGCCACCCGCCGCGACGCCCCAAGGGGCGTTTCGGCTTCAGCCGTTGACCGGGACAGTCATGATCCGGCCGCGGTGCTCGCCCAGGTAGGCGAAGTACACCCCGGCGGCGGCCAGCGCATCGGCGTCCTCGGGGCGGACCACCAGGTTCTCGCCGTCCAGGCGAAGGGCCTTCCCGCTGTTGGCCCGGGCATGCGCGAGGGCCGCGCGGGCGGTCGGGAACACCAGGGCCGGGAAGGGGAAGTCGGGGCGCGTCTGAGCCATCGTCGTTTCTCCGTGCGGGGTTGATGCGGTCGCTGCGGACAGGCAGTCAGTTACCTCGACCCGCGCCATATTGCAAGGGATGTTCCGCCGAATTCCCAGGTTTTTCCCAGGTTTTTTGCGTGCGCCGCCATCATCCCGGCTCGGCTTTGCGTAATTCCAGGGGTAGAGGGGTCTGTTGATACCACGGAACCGAGCAAGAGGATCGCCATGCACATCGAGCTGCGCCCGATCACCAGCATCAAACCGTACGAGAACAATCCGCGGGTCAACGACCCCGGCGTGGACGCCGTAGCCGCGTCCATCCAAGCCTTCGGCTTCCGCCAGCCGATCGTGGTCGATGAGTCGGGCGTCATCATCGTCGGCCACACCCGCTACAAGGCCGCGCTGAAGCTGGGTTTGGAAGCCGTGCCGGTCCACGTCGCGGTGGGCCTGTCGCCCGCGCAGGCGAAGGCGTACCGCATCGCCGACAACCAGACGGCCAGCCTGTCGCAGTGGGACGACGCCAAGCTGCCGCTGGAGCTGGCCGAGCTGCAAGGGCTGGACTTCGACCTGAGCCTGACCGGCTTCTCCGCCGACGAGCTGACCGCCCTGCTGGCCCCCGCGCCCACGGAAGGGGAGGCGGATCCCGATGCCGTGCCCGAGCCGCCCGACGAGCCGGTCACGCAGCCGGGCGACCTCTGGCTGCTGGGCCGGCATCGATTGCTGTGCGGGGACAGCAGCAAGCCCGAAGAGGTAGACCGCCTGCTGGACGGGGCGGCGATCCACCTGGTGAACACCGACCCGCCCTACAATGTGAAGGTCGAGCCGCGCAGCAACAACGCCATCGCCGCGGGCCTCAGCTCCTTCGCCGGGGCCACGCACCACCAGGCCCTCGACGTGGCCCGCCACCCCGTCAAGAGCCAGCCAACGACGCGCAAGCTGCGGGCCAAGGACCGTCCCCTGGCCAACGACTTCGTCAGCGAGCAGGAGTTCGACCGCCTGCTGCACGCCTGGTTCGGTAACCTGGCCCGCGTCCTCCTGCCGGGCCGGACGTTCTATATCTGGGGCGGGTATGCGAACTGCGCCAACTACCCGCCGGCGCTGAAGGCCGCGGGGCTGTACTTCTCCCAGGCCATCATCTGGGACAAGCAGCACCCGGTGCTCACGCGGAAGGACTACATGGGCGCCCACGAGTGGTGCTTCTACGGCTGGCGCGAGGGGGCGGCGCACCAGTTCTTCGGCCCCGCCAACGTCACCGACCTGTGGGCCGTCAAGAAAGTCAACCCCCAGAACATGATCCACCTGACCGAGAAGCCGGTGGAGCTGGCCGAGCGGGCCATGCAATATTCCTCGCGGCCTGGCGAGCACGTGCTGGATCTGTTCGGGGGTAGCGGGTCTACGCTCGTCGCCGCCGAGCGCACCGGCCGCACGGCGTACCTGATGGAGCTGGACCCGCTCTACGCCGACGTGATCGTGCAGCGCTACGAGGACTTCACGGCGCAGAAGGCCGAGCGGGTGTCAGCGACGGTGTAGGGCCGGGAAAACCTCGCACCAACTCTCACCAACTGTCATTTGGGGGGCCGGGTGATGGCCGGGAAAGGGCGCCGGAGTGCGGACGAGCCGCTGCTGGTGGCGCTGGCCTGCGGGGCGACGGTGCAGGCCGCCGCCCAGAAGGCCGGCGTCAGCCCGGCCACGGTCTACCGCCGCCTGCAAGAGGCGGGCTTCAAGCAGCGCCTCCAGGAGCTACGGGCCGACATGGTGCAGCGCACCGCCGGCATGCTGACCGCGGCCGCGGGCGAGGCCGTCAAGACGCTGCTGGCCCTGCAAAAGGACACGACGCCAGCGGCGGTGCGGCTGGGGGCGGCCCGGGCCATCCTGGAGATCGGCATGAAGGTGCGGGACGCGACGGAGCTGGAGGAGCGGCTGGCCGCCCTGGAGCAGCGGCTGGCCCAGCAGCAGGCGGGGTGAGCGGCCCGGAGAGGTAACGGTCCGGCGGAGCGGCTCGCTGCCGCCTCGGCCGGGCTCCCGGGCGTAACCCGGAGGGGTCTGGTAGTTTCCTAATGAGCGGGAGGGGGCGATGGGCGCGAGGCTGGCGACCCGACTGGCGCGGTTGGAGCGGCGGCTGCCGCCGTTCCGGGAGCCGCGCGTGACGACGGCCTTCTACACCGAGGACGGGCGGCGGACGCACGCGCAGCTCGACTGGGGGCCGTACCGGTCTGACCCCTGGGCGCTGGCCCTGCCTCTGCCGACCGACGGCTCGTGCAAGATCGTCATTGGCGTCAACCCCGACGAAATCTGAAGGGAGGGACACGCAGTGGGACTACGGACTCGGATCACGCGGCTGGAGAAGGCGGCCGGGGTGGAGCAGCCGCCCTGCCTCGAAGACTACCTCGCCGCCTTAAACGCGTTGAGGGACGGCGCCGCCGAGGTCCAGGTGGGGGCGGAGGTGATCACGCGCGCCGACTGGCTGGCCAGCTTGGCGGAGGGCCGGCGCCGCGTGGCGGCGCACCTGCTGGAGCGGACCGGCAGCGCTGACCTGCCGCTGGAGGTCGAGGCCCGCGCCCGGCTCCTGGAGGGAGGCGTGGGCCGATGACCTTACGCACCCGGTTGGCGCGGTTGGAGCGAGAAGCCCGCAGCGCGAAGGCGGAGCGTTGCCCGAAGTGTGGCCGGGCCGCGCTGGGGATGCCGGCCCCACCGGACGAGGGTCCGAGCCCGGAGGAGCTGGGGGCCATGCCGCTGGCAGAGAGCTACGCCGCCTACCGGGAGCTGCTCAACCGGCCGCTGCCCGGCTCGCGCGCCTGCGGGCACTGCGGCCATACCGTCGAACCGCCTCCGTCGCCGGACGGCCCGACCGAGGCCGAGCTGCGCGCCCTGTCCGACCTGGAGCTGGTCAACCTGCACCGCCGCCTGGTCCTGGGGCGCCCGCCTGTCACCGAGGAATGGTTCGCAGAGCTATCCGGGTGGTTCCAGGCCCACGAGGGCGAGGTGGGCCGCCTGGCGACCAATGGCAAGTTCATCGCCGTGGGCGGGCGCTGGACCACGGCCGACTGGATCCGCGAGCGGCTGGCCGAGGGCATCGGCGCGCTCGGTGTGGGCGAGCTGCTGGACAAGGTCGAGGAGCTGAAGCGCAGGGTCGCGGGAGGCGGGCAGGCATAGGCGGCGGCCTCCAGGCTCGGGGGGCACTCCCGGACCGGCTGGATCCCTGAGCGACTGCTGGCGAGCGCTCAGCCCGCGGGGGCCTCGCCGGGGGCGCCGAGGGCGAAGGTGCGGGTGCCGAAGTGGTGCACGAACAGGTCGCGGCATACCGCCAGCGTATACCCCGCCTGCCGCGCCTTGACGCTCAACACGTCGGTGTCGAACAACCCCAGCCCGTCCTCGTCCAGCGGGCCGACGCGGTCCAGCACGGCGCGCTTGAGTAGCAGGCAGAAGCCGCCCAGCCGCTCGGCCTCGCACCACTTGCCCTTGTGCTGCTCGCGGTACTCCTTGGCGAAGGCGTGGACCGCCTCGGTGTCCAGCAGCCACTCGGTCCCGCCCTGCGCCCGCGCGCCCTTCCTAGGGCCGACGCGGTAGGGGACGGTCTCGACCAGCTGGGGCGGGGCGGCGTAGTTGCTCATCGGCCCCACCAGCCCGGTGCCGAACGACATCGACGCCAGCGCGGTCAGCTGCTGCAGCCAGCCGGCCGGGACGATGCAGTCGTTGTTCAGCAGCGCCACGAACTCCCCGCGCGCCTGCTGCACGGCCTGGGCGCAGGCGCGGCCGATGTCCAGGTCGGTGGCGGCCCGGACCACCTCGACGCGCAGCGGGGCGGCGGCCTGTAGGCCAGCCAGGTACTCGGCGGTGCCGTCGAGCGAGCCGACGTCCAGGAAGATCAGTTCCGTGGGGGGCCGGCTGTGGCGCAGCAGGCTGGGGACGCACAGCCGGGTGTACTCCAGCCCGCCGCAGCACGGGATCAGCACGGACACCAGCCCCGTGCCGACCGCGGCCACCGGCACCCCCTCCCCGGGCAGCAGCCCGGCATTGTCCCACTCGCTCGCCACCGGAGGCGTCGCCGTCGTTCCCTTCACCATGTCCGTCTCCTCCGAGAAAAGAAAAGAGCCTTACCGCGACACCTACGCCCCGCGCTGCGCCGCCGGCGCGGGGCGTAGGT